CCCAAATGTAAGGAGTGGGAGGTGAACCTACAAGAGTACGTGTTACTGGATAAACTGGAAATGCCCATTCACCATGTTTTTTGTAAGTACCTCTATGGTTAGAAGGGATTTTTGCTGAAGGTGTAAACCAATTTCCATTTTCATCTTCAAATCTCATTTGGTCTTGCATACCACCTGTTGTGTTTGCAATAATAGGATTACCACACAAAATAGCTTCTGTCAAACTCAATCCCCAACCCTCGTTTGAGGTCAAAAGGATTTGACAATCAGTACTATTGTAAAGCAAATTCATTGATGTTGGATCGTATTTTGCATCTGTAAAGATAATATTGTATTTTTCATCATTACAAAGCAATTCAATAACAGCGTCCAAATCAGTACCATGATCACTTACACGTTCTGTATGGAGAACTAAAGCACATTTTTTAGCTTGTTCAACTGGAAGAGAATCAATAAAGTATTTATAAGCTAAAATGGTATCTGGTATTTGTTTTCTTCTAATGTTTCTAGAGTTAAACAACAGAGCAAAATCATATTCTTTACCTTTGAATAAGATTTTCTTAAATTCTTTTAATTGAGAATCGTTTTTGTCAATTGGTTTAAAAATTTCGTGGTTCAAACCATGAGGAACATACTTAATGATTTTATTGGCTGCTTTTTCTCTCAAAACCAATTTATTGATATTTACTGTTTGTTTTGAAATTCCCATCAACAAATCACATGCTTCATAAAAAGCTTTATTGTAGTGAGGAGCTGGGTAATCATCCCAAATATTAAGGTAAGTAATTGGAATTGATTTTCTAATTTCATTTTCCATTGAAAACAACCAAACAAAATAACGAGGATCAGTAATCAACATTATTGCATCCGGTTTTTCAATCTGGATTAATTGTCTTAAAAGATCAGGATTTCCATAATCATGAACAGGATACATTATTACAGATGAATCTTTCAATCCAGTTGTATCGTTTGTTGATTGAGAAAGATCCAAACGTTTTCCCATTTCAGGATGGTTAATGGCTCCTCCAATGTTAACCCAATTAAAATGTTGGGCTGTGTGAATAACTACTTCTCTGCCTACTGTTGCTATACCCGAGTGAACTCGAATATCATCGCATATTAACATTATGCGGCGTCTTTGATTTTGTGGTAAATAACCAAATTTTTCTTTCATAAACTTTTATTTAATAATATAATATTTATTTTTTGTATTTCCAAATATAACCACCAGAAGTTTTTTGTTTATTAGTCAAATTTTGAGAAATAGATGTTTCTCTAATATTTAATTCTTTACTCGCTTCTCGTGTAGATGACCATTCTCTAATAAAATTACCTTCTAAATCATATTGAATAATAGATTTTTTAATGTTTTTTAACCATTTTTCATTTTTATAAAAGCTTTTATCTTTTTTTAAATGTCCTTTTTTTAAATTATCAATATGAGAATTTGAAAATATTTTTCCTTTATTTGAATTAGATATTTTATGCTTATGTTCTTTACTTAAACTTTTTCCAATATGAGATAAAGACATTTTATTTTTAGTTTCTAAAGATTTTTTATGTCCTATAGTTGACTGGCTTATTTTTTGTTTTGTTTTTTCTGTGTGAAAATCAGGGCCACTTCCTCCTTTTTTTCTTTTATTCATTGTTTCAAATCCCCATTGTCTAAATTGCTCTATCCAATATGTTTCTAGTGGTTCCCAATCTTTATGTTCTAAACTATTTATTTCATCAATTTCAGTGTATTCTATTTGATCACCAAATTTATTTTGATGATTTTTTTCTCTATTATTTTTGGTTTTACCTATGTAAACCCAGTTAGGATTATTATAACAATTAGTCACTAGATATATTTTTGTTATTCCAGTAGCGTTGTTTTGCTTTTTCATCTTCTTGTTCTTTATTTTTCCAGTAATATTTTTTACTCCAATCTTTTTGAGCTTGGATTTTTTCTTCTTTGGTTAGATATTTTTTAATTCTTCCCATCGATTATAAATATTATAAAATTTGAAAAAATAACAAAAAAGCTAACAAATTAGTCGTTTTGTTCAAACTCTGTGTTTGTATGTGAATGTAGTTTTTTTCGATAAGCTTCATCTGTGAGATAAAGGTGAATAGATCTTTCGGTCAATTTTTGAAGAGAAAACTTGTAACGAACTGTAGCAACTTTAAATTCTTCAAACAATCCACTCTGTACTTTTACAGAGGTTAATGTCATTTCTTTTTTATTTGTCATAATCTTTATTTATTTATTTGTTTACTATATATAAATATACGTAGATCTAGGAAGATACACCTAATGGACAAAGCTCCTTATTACTTTTATAAGGACAGAAACGACAATTGTGGGATGAAGGGTTTGGTTCAAATATTTTATTTTTGTGTGAACCATCATAATTAAACACCTCCTCAATAAATGAATTGATTGTATTAGTTGCCTTATTCATTTTAACCTTACCACTTGCTGGTTTGTATTCTTGTATCCTGGAGATTGGAAATGGGGATTCTTCCCATACTTTTCTTTTAACAATAAAGAATTCAACACTAATATTGTCTTCAGGAACTCCAAATTGTTGACTGTAGAATTTTTTGTAAAGGATTAATTGGAGCTGTTTTGTTTCGTCTTTTTTTGTTTTGTCATCCCATCCACTTCTAGAGGTTTTAATATCTAAAATTTTAAAAGTGTTGGTTGGTTCGTGATATAAAACAACATCCAAATAACCCTTATACAAAATATTCTTGTATTCAGGATGTGGGTTCAATAATAAAGGAACTTCACAACCTACTAAATACCAACCTCGTTTACCAAAATAACCACCCCGTTTTTTCTTAACAAAGTTCAAAATTGCTAATCCGTCTTCATAAAATTCTCATTTCAACAGGATCGGAAAAATGAACTTTTTTATTTGATTTGTAGTCTTTTTGGTAAGTTTCTCTAAAACGTTCTTCAAAGTATTCCTCTAAATTAATTCGGTCGGCTTCCGCACCACTAACTTCGTATATAGTTGTTATATAGTGTTGTAATGCCTCGTGTAAAGCAGTTCCGAATGTCATATGAATAGAGGATTCGGATTGATAATAACCGTCTCTATACTGTAAAGACCATTTACGAGGACAATTCAAAAACATAGACACCTGGCTATAGGAAATCTGTTTTTCCGTAGAATAATTAATTTCCTTAAGAGTGTGTTTTTGTATTTGTTTTACTATGGAAGGTATTTTCTTCTTTTTTGGCAAAACTTATTTTTTTCCTTGCAACATTTGGATTGTTTTCTCTAGATACAGAGCTAAATCCATTGCTTCTTCTTTAGCATGTTGTAAATACTCTATTACTGATAAATCTGTTCTATCTAAAGTATTGTTGTACTTTTCTTTACCTAATTTAGCTCTCTTAATGTGTTCATCAATAACTGAATCTACAATTGAGTCTGTTTTTTCTATGGTTCTATTGGTATTGTTTATATCAGTATAAATTCTAGTACCATAGATTTCACTATTTTTTGTCATTGTATTTCTTTAAGTAACTTTTTTATTTCTTTACTATCAACACCTGATTTTTCAAGAATCATCTCTACTCCTTCTTTTTTAAGAATGTAAATATAATCTTCTGCCTCTCCCAGTGAAATAGTATAGTAATTGGCAATATGATGAAGCAATACTTCATTTGGTTTTTTACGTGAACTTTTCACGTACTTGAGGAAGACATTCTTTTTAGGTAACATATCACAATAAAAATTATATATTTTTTCTTTGTCGTTTGAAGGAATTAATTGAGCATAATTAGCTACCTCTACATACGGTTCATACATACTGATGTATTTATTGATCATGTAGGAGTTAAATATTTTTTGCTCATCATCATTAAATGAAGACCAAGGTTTTTTAGTTGTTGTTATCTCTTTTAACCAATCAAATATTGTAAAAGTTTTGTTAGTCATTAATCCATTGTATGGTTAGAGTTGTCACCCTCAAATTCCTCTCTAAGTTCCTTAGGAAGCAATTCAACCAATACCTTACCTGTAGCTACATCATAAAAACAGGGAATAGGAATAATTCCATCTTCTTGAGTACCAGTTACAAAACGAGATACTTTACGCAAGAGGACACCCTCTGCAAAAATTTGATTTCCATCTTCAGACACAATAGGTCTAGTGTTTTTAATGTCAATGTTGACGTTCAATTGTTGTTGTTTATTGTTCATATTATTTTGTTTGTTTTAAGAGTTTCAATTATTCTCGATATACCTGACATAAAGTTTATTTCTAGATCGATTCTAAAGTTGGACTGATATAGACATTCATTTATGATAATTGCAATTTGTCCTTCACAACCAACAGCATATTGGTTAGTGTTATCGTACAAATGTTTAAAAATATCTTCAAATAAAGACACATCATTGTCTGCTATGATTTGTCTAATATCATTGAATGTTTTATATGTTGGTTTTTTTAATGCTTCCAATATTTTACTTTGAACA